CTCACGACCGCGAACGTTCTGAAACTCCTTGGAAATGAGCATTAAAACCGCTCTTCTTAGTCAATTTAAACAGACTAAGCTTTTCCTTGGTATTAGGGGGACCTTCGGGTCCTCCATTGAACGTTTGTCACTGGTTGTTGGGTGGGTAACTCCCACTGGAAACTGCCGTGGCTGGATGCATCACCTCCGGTTTAGGAGGAAGCATGAAAAGCCACGAAAGTGACCTTCTAGAGTTGCTGCATAATGTCTATAGAGACGCATGCAGCAAGTGTACCGCTAACAGTTCGGATATTCGTGATCTAAGAACAATAGGATCACGAGTCGAAAACGAAGGTATATCGTTTTTAACGATTACCCTTCCCTCCTTGGGATCTGACTTCGAAAGATGTCTTTCCTTAGGAGAGTTAGAGCCTGGTACTTTTCGATCTTTCAAAAAGTACTTGAAGGCCCCCGCATTCCTGCGAGGTTTCTTCGCTCAAGTTTTCGACGTACGAACAGGAAGGATTCTTAATGAACCGTCAGTTGCAGCCGTTGAAGGTATCAGGCAGATTGCCTATACCTTTAAAAAGATACGGCTCGATTGCACTATTAAAAGGTTTAATAGTGCTTTTGACAAATTCAAACAAGAAGAAGCCGCTTTATCGCGCCATTTGGATCCTCGCCATGTTGCTAGTTTTGTTAAAGTTAGCAACAGCCTCTGGAGTGTGGTATTTGAAAATGGAGGATTTAACTCCTTTACTACACTACCTAAGCACGGACCTGGATCGACTGCTGAATCTGTAAATGGAAATGAAAAATACAGGTTTCGCAGTTGGTATGATCGCCTAGAGCCTTACTTCCCTCTTTACCATTATGCGTTCTCATCAGAGAGCGCATACGGTTCTGAGGCGGCTCAGGATGTTTCGATCATATCTCCGGAAGACGAATTGCCCGTTAGGGTGATTGGTGTTCCGAAGACGCTAAAAAGCCCCCGTATCATCGCAATTGAGCCTGTGTGCATGCAATACACACAGCAAGCTGTCTCACGCTTTATTACAAATAAGCTTGAGTCCACGCTACCGACAAGAGGTCATATAAACTTTACTGACCAATCGGTAAATCGTGAAATTGCGTTGAAATCCTCGTTGACC